TCGAGGCGACCGCTGTACATCGGAACGAAAGCGGCATTGAACGCGCCTTCGCCAAAAATCCTTCGGAAGAGATTGGGCAACCGAAACGCCGCGACCCAGACGTCTGCCGTCGGACCAGTCCCCAGGAATTTGGCAATGAGCACGTCCCGGGCGAACCCGAGCAGACGACTCATCAAAGTGAAGCCACTGACCGTAAAAATGGAGCGAAACATCGTGGCAGAAATTTACGCTTCGCAGTCAGTTATTCTTTCAGAACAAGGATCACTCACCGCCCTCTTCCTCACCTCCATCAGCTTCCGCTGCGGGAGCAACCGGAGCAGCCGGAGCAGCCGGAGCAGCCGGAGCAACCGGAGCAGCCGGGGTGTCAATGGTTCCGGACAATTGAGAGAGTGCAGCTTGTGCTTCCGCGTAAGAGCTGAATTTGAGGTTGATGGAAATCATGGTATCATTTACTCCTTGTCGATGCCGAACAGTTTCATCTGCCCGGAAGTTGGTTGAATGGTAAGACGATCCTCATTGAATGCGTCGATCATGTCGCGGATCAAATCGGTTTGTTTCTTACCGAGAACTTTGGCTTTGTCACTCAAGGTGTCGTAGGCTTCCACGTCTACCCTGATATGCAAAACGGTTGTTTCGACCATCAGTAATCTCCTTTCTGAGAAATTGTTGACGGAATCATATCGGACGAAACACACAATGTCAACACAAATTTATATAAAATGTTACTTGACGTGTCCTGATTGTTGCGTTATCTTTACCGGGTCTATTTTTCAATAAAGGAGGTTCGTCATGCGAATTGGTTTAATTTTTATTATTGTTGGGTTGGGGTTATTGATAGGGATGACCACGACAGAAGAAGAACAAGAGGGAAATGCTTTCTATTGTGAAATGGTTAAGATTCATAAAGATTCAATCGATCCTCATCTCGGGTGGCCGGATTATCGGGGTATCTATGATGAGGTCTGCAAATGAATATTACCAATCTTGAGTTTCTAAAAGTCCTTTTTGGAAGTGAGTATCAATGGGCACATGTTTGTTGCTTCCATGATGATCCCGGTAACATACCTGCCAATCGGCGGGGCGTGTGGGCCGGTGATTATTTTCAAAGCTACTATATACAGCCGAACACCAATCAATATTTTTGCATTTCTAATTTCATGGGCGATGAGCAGGGGAAATCTCGCAGACGCAAGGCTAATTATAGGTACACTTATGTAATCGTCGCCGATGATGTCAATGAAAAGCTACCGGTGTCGAATGTTATGCGACTTCCTCAGCCGACTTACAAGTTGCAGACATCACCCGGGTCTGAGCAATGGGGGTGGGTTTTAAACAAACCGTGTCAAGAACGTCACCGGGTTGAAAACCTGCTCGACGGTCTGGTTGCCCAAGGTCTTGCCCCTGGTGGCAAAGATCCCGGTATGAAAGGAGTTACACGCTATGTCAGATTGCCAGAAGGGGTCAACGCGAAGTCAACTAAACTCGTTAACGGACTTCCTACAAGGTGCATATTGCTTGAGTGGAATCCTACCTTCAAGGTTAAACTCGAAGATCTCGCAGAACCTTTCGGAGTGGATATCCATGCTGAAAGACGTGAGTCTAGAATTGACGGAGCAGCAGATATACCCGACCACCCGCTGCTTAACGTACCAGCGATCAATGTCAAAGAAGTGCGGAGTAAAGGACGATTCGACATCAGTTGTCCATGGGTCGATGGTCACACTAATAAGGCAGATGATGGAACGGCTGTCTTCACAAATTCAGACGGAACTTTGGGATTCAAATGTCATCATGGATCTTGCCAGGAGCGAACAGGATCCGATCTTCTCGCTTACATTGAAGCTCTGTATCCAGGATTTAAAGACCGACTCCGAAGCTGGCAAATCGGAAAAACATTTGAACGGATCACTGGAACTATAGATTTCATGGGTGAAGCACTCCCCGAAATTAGCCCAGATACCATGGTTAGCTATCAGGATCTAATCGACACACTGAAACGGATTCCGCCACACAATGACCGGGCAACTCAGATGGCGTATGAAATACTGAAAACAGTCGATCAATTGGATCACGGATCCAGGTTGAACTGGTGGAATCAAGTTCGCGAGTATATGGATTGGAATAAAAATGATCTACAGTCGATCATTGAGCAACAACGGCAGACATGGTATCAGCGACACAAAGAAACGGATTTCTATACAGAATTTGTTTAATGTTTCGGAACAGAACCAGTTTTATAACCCGCGCAAGCGACTCTGGCTCACCCCTGAAGCCTTTCAGAATACTTTCGGTCATCATGACAATGAAGCCCGATCCGAAGCACTCTTAAATGGTCGGATTCGTAAAGTTGATCGACTGGATTACGCCCCCGGGATGCCTTACATCTTCACCGACAATGATGTCAGCTACGTGAACGGTTGGTCCGGTGAGACAGAGAAGGGTGTTCTCGGGTGCGTCCAACGATGGTTAGATCATTTTTGATACACTGGGATGGCAAGCCAATAAGAAGCACATGTTGCAATGGATGGCGTTCACATTGCGCCATCCTGAACGCAAGATCAACCACATTTTGATACTCGGTGGCGGCGAAGGCAATGGCAAAGACTTCCTGCTCTATCCTCTCATCAGGGCCATGAAGAATGACACGATGACTATTGATGGGGATGAACTGCTGCGAGACTTCAATGACTTCCTGCTCGGAACTAAATACCTGCACATCAATGAAGCAGACCTTGGTGACAGGCGGGAAGCATCCGCAATCCACAATAGACTGAAACCGATTGCTGCGGCACCCCCCTCATATCTGAGAGTCAACCCCAAGGGTGTGAAACCGATCATGATTCGCAATGTGGTCAACAGTACCATGACAACCAATTCTGCGGTACCGATCGGTGTCAAGAACGGAACCCGTAGATATTATGCTGTCTGGACTGAACTCAGTGTCAGGGGTGCGAATGGTCAAATGACTAAGGAGTGGCAAGCGTACTGGGACGACCGGTGGAACTGGATGAGGGATTGCGAAGGCTGGAAGGCTTGTGTTGATTATTTACGAACACAAGTGGATTTGTCGGACTTCGACCCGGGCGCTGTGCCGTATGTTACCGACTACATGCAATCGATACAGGAAGCATCCGAAGATCCAATTGCTACCGTGATTAAAGAATACATTGAACGTTGTCTCAGTTATATGTCGTCCGACATCGTGACAAGTCATGATATTTATAATGCCNTGAAAACAGTTAATATTATGAATGTGGGAGTGGAGCTGCGACAAGTTCCGTCGGTCAATGTGATCGGTAAAATCATGAAACAGAATGGACTTGGATTTGCTTGCAAGATGTTTGGTGAAGGTAAAGAAACCCGGGCATGGATTATCAGAAACCCTCAAGTCTATAATAATATGAAAGGAAAAGAACTGTTTGAAAGTTATATTGAACAAATTAGACGGGTCAAAGCAAACATCGAACTTAAACTGGTGAAAGCGAATGGAAATTAAATGTTGAAAGCAGCTTGCGGGAATGCGCCCAAAGTCGGTTGGTGGAAATGCTGCGGGATTAATTACCCATTATCAGTTACACATTGTACGTCTTGCGGCGGACGCACAAAAGAGGCCTGGGGATAGTAGTTAATCGGAGATGCGAATCAACAAAACGCACAGCGATAAACGGATTTATGGTTAACGAAACCGCAAATATGATCGACAAAGAAATTTGTTGATAACCGATGAATCACAAACTTCAACGGAGGCCGACAATTTAGCAGAGAGCTATTTTCCGTCTGACTTAATTTGCTTTATTAGGAGTTTTTATGTTTAAAATAGTGCGTGACGAAGAACAATTAATAGCTTGGCAATATAAAAATATAACCATTATTTTGCAGAACAACAATTTGTTTATTGTTGACGATAATAATTTAAATTTTGAAGTCAGCGATGTAGGGGTTCATTTTAATGCTGGTAGTGCTTCTGATCTTAAAAATGCTATTTTGTCACTTACGAACAAAGACGACACCGAAATTTTGGCAACAGTCACAACCTGAACCGGAGCATTCTTGACAAGTAGCCCTTATTCG